ATCTTTAACTATTCTAAAAGTATTATAGTCTACTGTTTTTGCAGTAGTTGGTATACTATAACGAACACTTCCGGGTACTAAAGTTTCTGTGTTAGTAGCGTGATTAAAAGGGTAATTAAATTCTCTTTGATTAATATATCTAATCGCTTCATTGACAGCGTTCTTGGCCTGTATCTGAACACCTCGCGCAGTAGTAAATGTAGTAGACGTTAATTCCACTTCATTTAACTTAACTAGAACTTTGTTCGTTAACGATAGGTATGTCTCAGCCATTTAAAATCCTTAATATAATAAAATGAAGGGGCAAGTACATTTGCCCTGCCCCTCCATGCTAATTAAGCAAGTGTGTCACGGTCTACTTCGTTGGCTCCGAAATTCGTAGCGTTTTGACTTGTGCAGTCAATACAGATAGCAAACATGCGGAGTGAACCGCCTGTTGTTGTACCTGTCATTGCTTGAATTTCAAGGTCAATGGTATCCGTAGCATTAACCATTACAGGACCGCCTTCAGCGGAAGCTGCAAAAGCACCTGCTGCAGCGGCATCAAAGTCAAAACCATCAACAAAGTTGTCAAGGTCTCCACCTGTAATACCAAAATCAAAATCGGTATTACTTGATGTACCTGCATGTACTGTTAGTACTTCCAGACCAGCATGTAGAATCAACGTATTCGCGGGAATAGTAAGACCCGGAATAACATCGTTAGCTGCAAGTGCTGTGCCTTTATCTGCAGTCGCTAGAGCAAAATCAAGTACTCCTTCAATCATGTAAGGAACACCCGGAGATGCCTGACCTGAACGACCATAGATGTTAACAGTGGAAGTTGTTTGTGCGCCTAGTGCCATTTTTCAATCTCCCTATGCTAAGTGGTAAATGGCGTTAACAAGTGCTTCAGGACGAAGTATCTTGCGACCATAAAGGTGCATACCACGAACAATGTCAGCAAAGCTGTCAGGGTCACGATACGTTTCGGTTTTGTTAATCTGCTCTGCAGTTGCAACAGCAGATGAGTGACCTGCAACAATCACACCAAAGTTGGTTGAAGAGTTCGTTCCAGTAGTGGACGGACCTGTACCAAGTGTTGGTAGATTATTAGAAGTGTACACAGTGAAACCATGAATCTGTGTACCAACTTGACCGTTCTGAAGACCAGAACCACCAAAGTCAGCGTTGAACAAACGAGAGTCTTCGTCTTTCAACAGTTCCATGAACACTGGGTCAACAACAAGCCAACGTCCCTGTGAATCAACATTCTGTTGGTCCAGTAGACGAGACATGCGAGCAATCACTGTCAGCGGGAAAGTATCGCCAGCAGCAGGAGTCGAGTCTGTTGCGCCACCCGTACGTGGCTGAAGTGCTAATGCGTCACCGCTAGAACCACCGAAGGATGCAGCATCAATCTTCATTGAAGAAAGAAGTTCGTCTGTACCTGCAGTAGAAACAGCTATTGAGCCATTAACAGTAGTGTTTACTGCACTTGCATTTGCATGAAGTGCGGCTTGTTTGTAACCTGACATGTAACCAAGAACGTCTTGGTCAAACTGGTCAGCAAGGCGGTATGCAGCACGGTCACTTGCCAGAGACTGGAAGTTTACGTGTGAATGTGCCTCTTCGATGTCATCAACCTTAAAAGCGTAGTAATTAGCTTTATCAATTGTTAGGCTGAAGTCTTCGTCATCAAGGTCTTGTGGTGTAATTGCTGCGCCACGATTGTAAGCCTTGACTGTAATTTCGGGTTCCTTGATAATCTTAACGGAATCACCCATGTTTGCAATCTCTCCGAAGTAGTCAGAGTTAGTGATTGCTTCAGAAACAGCTTGCTTACGGAAAGCAAGTTGCACCTGTTTGCTGTAAATGACGGGCGAAAAATTACCGTTAGGAAGATTACCATACCCAGTTGCGGATGCAAAAGCCATGAGGTTCTCCTATGTTTGGCATTTTTAACAGATGCAAACATTACAATTCTTTGCAGAGGCTGATTAATCTAGGGTGTACATCGTACAAAGGTTGCAACCAATGTAGTTAATAGGCCATGTTAAACAGGTAATCTTTAAGACTTTTGTAGTTTGCGGGTTGTGAATGTGAGTAAGTAGCGAGCTTACCCACACTCGTATGACTATAGTTATACTGATAAATAACTATTTGTCAACACTTTTTTCTTTCGGCACTTCAATAAAATTCATGTTCATGCTGAAAGACCTTCTCTCACCTTCTGTGTAAAAAGGATACACGCAGTGAAATAGTTGAGAAGGGAATACGTAGAAGTCACCAACTCGTGGTTTAATTATAAAGTTAGTGCAGGTATACCCAGCCGCAGTTCCACTTGCAAACTGGATATGACCATTAGAAGGATGATGGTCTTTGTAGTCTTCTTCCCACTCTTCTTCTATTCCTTCTGGAAGTTTTAAGTATCCTACACAAGACAGTCTGGAACCAGTGTGTATGTGTAAAGGATTGTATTCATTTTCAAATTGACGTACAAACCATGCAGATGCTATCTGTACACCATAGTTATTAGATTCAAAGTCTAGTTTCTTTGCACCCATAGAATTTCTATGGTCAGTAAACATTTGATACTGTGCTATGAAATTACCTAGTTCTTTTTGAGCAAGTAATTTTGTATCATCTGTAAAAGCTAATTCTTCTTTTACTTTACCTACAAGATGTTCAGAGTAGTCTTCTAGCGTATCCGTCATGCTATTGTTTAGTTGTTCTACTAAACTGTCGGGCATACGAAAGTATCCCATAGTAGGACCAAACGGTGCTAGAAACTCCATATCCTTTTTAGGTTCATAGATTACACTCATCTTGCTGACCCAGATACATCATAGATAAATTTACCAGAACGGATAGCATCCATAATCTCATCAGACTTTTTCTCATACTCTTGTGGAGTCATCCTTTGAACTTCGGACTCTTTTAAGTATGTAGTAGCTTCATTCTCTTGTGGTTTGCTACGCTTGTTCTTTGTAGAAACAGATTTTGCTGCATCCTTGTCTGTAGAAACTTTCTTAGATGAGATACCCATATCTGCTTTGTACAGGTCAATTGCACGTGCAGCAGACCTAGCATCATTATCATTCTCGTAGAGTGCGTCTTGTACCCACTTAGGTTGTTCATCTGCCCAAGTATGAAACGCATCACTGTCACGAATTTCATCAAAGTCTGGGTGAAGTTGCATTAAAACAGCTTCTGCCTTTTCTTTTGTTGCACTGTTCTGCATCTCATCAATTACTTTAAGGCGGTCTTCTAATGCAGAAGATTGTTCCTTTGCTTTCTTCATAGCAATTGTTTCAACTATTGCGGCAACGTCTGGATAGTCCGATGCCCACTGCTCAATGTCTTCATCTGACTTAGGCAGTTTCATTTCTTTCTTAGTAGCACTTTCTAACTGTGTTTTAAGTGCAGCTAGTTCTGATTTAAACTCTTCAGCTTGTTTCTGCTGATGTCTACGTAGGTCAGAGTAACGCTTCTTAAATGTCTTCTCTTCTGCGCCAGTAGGTTCTGCTTCTACTTCTTCTGCTACTTCTTCTTTACCTTCACCAGCCTGTTCTTTTAGTAGCTGTTCTAGTTCTTCTTCGTCACGCTTCCTACGTTCTTCTTGTGTGTAGGGTCTATCTACAAAAGCAACCTTTTTAGGTGCTTTCATTTCTTCTGCCATTATTGCTTGTTCAGCCATTAGTGTTTTCCTTTGGGGCTAACCGTAGCCAGTGTTGGGGGGTTAGGTAGCCATTAGTTTGTGTGGACTTATTATTTAGAAGCTAGTCCACTTCGCTTCATCTGTTTAGCAATTAAACCACCTTTAGCACGTCCATCTGGGTCGCCATATGATGAACCGCCTGAATATGAATCAGCACGTGCGCTAGAATCTTGTGTTCCTACAGGGTCATCAGTAAAGGAACCACCATCATCCCCGCCACCTGATTCTTGTGCATATCGGGCTTCACGGCTTCTGTCTTTTCCTTCAGCTAAAGCTTTATCCTTTGCTGCTTTGTCTGCCTTTGCTTGTTCTAATGCTTGTTTAGCAGCTTCTTTAGCTTCCATACCTTTTTGTACTGCTGCTTTTGCCCTATTCATAACAGCCGCAACAAAGTTTAAATCTTCTTCTGATGCCTCTTTAATATTGCCATCATCATCCGTATAGTCAATAGTATTCCCACTGACTTTGGCAATACCTAAATCGTCAATAGCTGCCACTTTAGCCTGATACATAGCTACTGATATATCTTTAGGTGTTGCTTTACCCAACGCTGTATAACCTGCTGCTGCTACAACACTAAGACTACTTGCTTGATAAACTCCTAATTCTTTAGTCATTTGCTTATAAGTATCACTATCTTTTGAGTTTGCAAAACCACCAAATGCGCTGTTATCAGGTTCTTGATAACCATCGCCTTCATCAAGAAAGTCGGGGTCTCGTAACCTTGGTGCTGTAACTTTTTCAGTCTGAACTGGCTCAGTTTTTACATATTCAGACGAGGGTACATAACCTGTTGGTATAGGTGTTGTAGGCTGACCATTAATAAATGTAATTTGTATTACGTCACCTGTTGCAGAATTTGTATAACTTCTAGCTTCTGGTTTCATGCCTTCTGCAGGTTGAATAAAGCTGTTAAAAGCAGGTGTTTGTCCTACTGGTACTGTAGGAGTTAATTGTTGTACTGGGAGTTGATAGGGTACAAAAGGAGTCGCGGGTTGAACTGTAGAAGTATTTTCTTGTCCAGAGTTTGCAAACTGAGACTGTTGATAGCCCATAATACCACTATTATTAGGTTGCACAAAAGTACCCTGTTGTGCCTGTACTATGCCACCTTCTGCATATTCTACCACACCATCGTCTTCCATGTCAAGGTCATTAATATCAAAAGGTAAATCATCTGGCATAGTAGCTTCATCACTATTGCCCATCTGACCCATAGCTTCCATACGCTGTAAACCAGCCTTTGCTTCTTGACGCATCTTCATAAGTGTCTCAAGACCAAAGTAACGCACCACGTCTGCAGGAAATACAAACTCTCCTTCACTTAGCTGTGCAGGAATGTCATCTCGCACTTCTTCTTGCGTAGAGCCGGGTGGAACATCGTTGCCTGATACAGGGTCTATTGAACCACCCTCGTCCATAAGACCACCATCTTCAAACATGCTCATCTGTTCTTTCATTGGGACTGCTCCACCTTCTGCAAATACTAAATTATCACTTCTTTCTTGTGCCGCCTTGACAGCATCTTCTACTGTCTTATGCTTACTAGTCGGTTTTATAGAACCTTCTACAAGCATATCATAAATAGCATCTTCAGAATACATAATACCATCGTGTATACTAGGTACATTTACGTATTCATCCCCAACTTTTAAAGTAACAGATTTTTCTGATACACTTTCTCCTTCAGGTGTTATATAAACATCTCTACCTGCCTGAGTAGTTTTATCAGTTTTTTTACCTACTTTATCCACCATTTATTTCATCTCGTAGCATTTTAAGTTTACGCAATGCCATGATAGCACCCTGCTGTCTGTGCATTAGTACTGCATCATCCGACTGCTCAAGCACTTTATGGTGTTGCTCAATAGTTAGGTCCAGATAGTTACTGAACGCTTCCCATTGGTGGTTGTTGCTGACCAGCGGCTTGAGGTTGCTGAGTATCTGCTGTCTGTCCATTTGCACTAAATCCTTGTTCACCCGGAATTGGAACTTGTCCTGTTCCTATGTTACCCCCACCTGCACCAGTAGGGTCCATTGCATTACCTTCTGGCATACCTTGCTGTAGTGGTCCCGCTGGTGCTTGGAACTCTTTCATTAACTCAGCTTGTAAGGCAGCTTCACTCATGTTGTTGGTAACTTTATCGGGGTCTAAGTCCATTGATTTTGCAATCTCACTGATTACATATTGGAACTTAGCAAAAGGTGCAAGTGCTGGGTTACTTGCAATCTGAAGGAACTGCATCAGTCTTTGGCTACGTACCTCATTAGCCATCAGGCTTTCTGTACCACGTGCCTTAACTTCTAGGTCACCTTTAATCTCTTTGTCAAAGTCAAACTGCATATTAAAGCGGAATAGACCTTCACCTAGTGGACGTAGTAGATAATCATCTACATTCTTAATTACCGTTTTAATGCCTCCTGCAGCCGCACCCATAAGCATGGAAATGCCAGAGGCAGTCCTACCCACGCCAGACACACCTGTCTGCCCATGCGCGAAGCTAGGCATCCCTGTGGACTCGTCTGATAGCTGACGTGCCTTATCAAACAACATCATGTTCTCTGAAGACACATTAGGGAACTTAGTACCAAAGATAGCCTGACCCGGTGCGCCACCCTGTCTACGGAATATCTTACCCGGATACAGTGACAGGTCTTGACCCGGAACTAAGTTAGTCTCGTCTACCTCTACAATCAAGTTGCCAGACAGTACAGCATTGTCAACAGCCATACGCATGAAGCCATTCATTAATGTCTGTGTATCATCCATATTTTCTGCAATACCCACACCAAAGAAAGAGTAAGGGTTTAATTCAAATGGTGCAGCATGGTAGGGAATACGAGAAGGTTTAAACGGATTAAGAACCATACGCAGAAGTTTACCATTACAAATCCACACATTAGCTTGTAACTCATCAAAGTCCATTAGCTCTTTTGGAATGTCAATACCTTGCTCTTCAAGCATGTCCGTATCAACCATACCCCAATACTCAAGTACTTCAAAGCGGTCAATACCATGTTCTGGTGCATAATCAGCTAAGTCATCTTCCCAATATTTTTTAGTATAGTTTTCACCAAAAGAAATAGCTTCGTCAATAACGTCACTTCTAAAGTATGGTCTTTTCTTTAGATTACGTACTTGGGAACGAGACATCTTATGCCGTTCAATAACGTACTGTGCCTCATCCATGTTGTTAGCGTCTGGGTCTGGGTAGAAGTTCCAAACAGATACATGATTTACTTGTGGTACTGTTTTGAATAATGGGTCATACTCTCCATCATCACCCCAATTAGGATATTCTTTGTCTACAGCAAACGGACCTTTCATAATCCCCGTGCCAAATAAAGCCATTTCAAAAGAACTACTACGTAAGTTTTTATTAGCACCAGACTCTTCTAATTGGTCGTGGATTTTTTTCTGCATCTTCTTAGCCGCAATCATAGCTGGGCTAAATTCAATAGCAGTAGGTGTTTTACCCGGACCTTCTTTTAGTTGTTCCGTAACACCCTCTAGTTTAATCTCTAGTGGCCCAAGTTTTTCGCCAAGAGTTTTAGCTGTCGAACCTTTAGGAAACTCCATACCGTCACCCTTGAAACCATACGGGCTAGATAAAGATGTATCACCTCTAAGTTCTTCTGGCTCTTTAGGGTCAAAATGAACATCTGCCACGACACCTTCCGGTAGAGTCGTAGGCTCAATGGATAAAGGGAATTTGTTGTTTGCAAATAGTACGTCAACAATTTGTCCGTAAGCAGCAAGAGTTTTTGTTTTAGTGATTTTAACAAATACACGTGATTTCTCCGCTTCTGTAAACTGTACGTCTGGACCGTACAAACCTCTGTAGTTTCTATATGCTCTTAACCAACGCTCTTCATCTTGATAACGATAGTCTTCAGACCGCTGATAGCGTTCAGTAATAAAGGGAATAATCTTAGATACGGACGCATCTACAACAACACTGTCATCAGTATCCTCTAATGCAATAGCGTCATCTTCAATCATAATATCTTCTTCAGCCATTTTGTATCCTTAATATCCAAATGTAGAATCGGCTACGGGCATACTATTTCTAGGTCCACCGTTAGGGTCGTAATCAAATAAGCTAAACCTCGGTCGTGACATTATACCATACCTCAACGCATCGTACAAGTGGTCTTCACTATTTGTGTCAATGTCTTCTGGGTTCTTTTTATCCAATGGGATAGCGGGTAACTGGGAGACCATGTTTGTACAACTATTAAAGAAAACAAGTCTTGGCTCCTCTGTAAAATCATCTATCTGTAAACGTCTGTGTATTTCATTCTTACCCGCTACACGGCTACCACGGCTTCTGTCAGAAGGTCTCCACCTACAACCTCTGCTTACCATCTGCTCTGCAAGGCTAGGGCCAGTGTCACCGCGCTTATGCCAAAGAGAACTATCCAGTACACCATACTTTATATTTCCATCTCCAACTTCGGCTTCTAAAACCATATCCGCTAAATCAGCGGCAAGTACTTTTGTTGTATATAGTTCTCTGTATACGATAAGTTGTTCGTCAGGTGCAACAGCAAACCAAACAACACCAGACTTACTGCCGTAACCGTAATCGCAAGCCCTAAACTTAACCCAATTACTAGGTATATCAAAAGGCTCAACGACATGAATGTTGCGGTCAAACTCAGTAAAGGCTGCACCTTCTTTAATATCCCAATCACCGTCCAGTAGTTGTCTACGCTGTTGCTCTGGGAGCGAGAGGAGCATAGCTTCGTAATCTCCTGCTTCTGCAAGGTAAGGATTGTCAGAGAGTCTTGCTGGTATGAACCTACGCTTGAATAAAGACTTTCCTGCCTTGCTATGTCCTGCTGGGTAGCGTAGTACTTCTCCTGTTTCACTGTCTGTAGCCTCAAAGGTTGTNTNNTATGGTGCAGGGTCNATAAACATTTTCTTAACCCAAGCGTGACCTCTTCCTCCGGGGTTTGTNGTTGCCCTCATATAGATAGGCAAATCTGGTGCAGTGGACCGTAGACGACTTCGCATGTAATTCCATGCATATGGTGTGGACCATTGTGTCAGTTCGTCAAAGCCTATCCAGCTAAAAGCTAGACCCTGATAACGCAAGACATCATCATCTCTATCCAGATAAGACATCCACAATCTTGCGCCAGAGGGCGCAGTCCACTGCATCTTTCTTTCTGACCACTTAATACCGGGCCAGATTTTTGGGTATAATTCCTGCGACTTGAATACAAGTTCTCTTAGTTCCTCTGTTGTATGTCGTAACAACAGTCCACTGAAAGCAGGATGTCCCATATAACGTAGTGGGTCAGCAAGCATGGCGTATGACTTACCACCACCAGCACTACCACCATATAAAACTTCACGTTCTGGTGCGGCTAAGAAGTTAGTTTGCGGTCCTACATTAGGCTTGAACAGTATGTTAGCTGTCTGTTCAATATCAATAGTGTCAAATTCAGGAGTAGTAGTTTCCTGTATCTTAACTACTGGCTTTTGCGCCTGTGCGACTTTCTTCGATGACTTTCGCTTTGGCGATTGCCTTTTCCGCATACTCTGCCCACTGGCGGATGCTTTTAGCTTGGTTCTTACGCTGTCGCTCATGCTGTAATCTTTTCCTTAGACCTACATGCGAGATGTATCTACCGCTGTTTGTTGACAGCCAGTTAGCTACTTCACGATATGAATACTGATTTGTGTATGCTCTTGCCTTCTCAAGCAAGTCTAGTTCAGTTGGTATAGGGTCAAGAATGTCAGGGTCTTCTTCACTCTGTTTATATCCGAAGGGTACTGTACGTGCAATGCGGGGTATCTGCACCCATTCGTTTTCTTCTTTAATGTCTGTTGGCTGTGGTAGCTTCCACTTGCCTATGCTACGTGTCATTTGTTGGCCTAATAAATAATGTATCACAATCTAAACATATACGTCTATTTTTGCCTTTACGCTTCATGTTTTTTGTTACGCAGTTAGGACAAGTATCTTTTTTTCTACCTTCTTTAATGGGTGCATCCCAATCAATAAAACTAGTCATCGTTTCTTGCGGTTGTCTACTGTAGATATAACCATTCCACCTTTGCGGAAATCTGTTGCGCCTTTATTTCTTTTAGTAGGTGTCCCAGTTAAATCAATAAACTTTACACCAGAAGTACTTTCTTTTGCTTTTGGTTTTGGTCTAGGTTTGGGAGTTGGTTCTTCTGAGTCTTTCTTTCGTCTTTGGGTAGGCCGTGACTTTGGAGTTGATATAGGTGACTTCTTAGATTTTTTATCACTAGGTTTTGGTCGTTCTGAAGCTGACAGTTCTCCGTCACCAGCAGATTTAATACCAAGCATATCACGAACAAAGTCAGAAACACCATAAGCGACTGTTGTGGCGGCAGCACCAGCAGCGGCAGCAGCACCCACACGGCGGTTTGTATTTTTTCTTTTATTACGCATATACAGTTGTGCTTCATCTAACATTGCGCCTTTAATTTTATTTTTATCTAACCCATCTAGTATGTCTTTATCCATACCTAATTTACTACCTATTTTATTTAGCTGCCTACCAGTAGCCTGTGCAATAACATCTGCTAATTTCATACCCGCTTTAATTTTACCTAGTGCCATTAGTCATCATCCTTTACGATTGCTTTAGGTGGCATAAGCATAACACCACCCGATGCTTCTACCTGCATCTTCTCAGTTTTTACTAAACCAGTACGGTCAAGCAGTTCTTTAGCCGCTGCCATCTTATCACGAATACCTAGTTCAGTTGGGTCAAACAAACCACCCACCATAGCCATCGCAGCTTTAGGTGCATTACGTGCCATGTACATCTGCGTTGCGTCAAGGATTTCTTCTTTCAATCCTTTTACAATAGCTGTTGTTGGAGTGTTATCAGAATAGCCAGCCAGTTTCTTAGCGGCAACTACGTCACCACCAGCGTCCTCAAAGAGGACTTCCAGAAACTTCTGTTGTCTTTC